GGAATACCGAATGCGAATGGTGCTGTGAAGCCTGCTGGACCACCGAGACCTGCTGTTTCGCCACGGATAATGCTTGCTGCAATATCTTGTGGGTTTACGTTCTGGATATTTTGTGATGTTGAATACAAATAATCCTGAATTAGGTTCGAACCAGAAAGGAAGCGAAGGTCTGGACGACGCTGCTTGTACTTTCTTGGAAGTGCCTTAAGGGCATCATTGAATACAGCACGTGAAATTGTTGCATCTGCTGCATCAACCACGTGACCGTTTGCCTTTGCAATCTTTACAATGCCGTCAAAAGCCTTGTATAGATTATCAGATCCTAGAGACGTATCTCCGTTTAGAACTACATCTTCGAGATCATTTCCAGCCTGTGTTGCCATCAGACGTGCAATATGATCCTCAAGATCGGCACCTTCGATATTGTCTTCGAGAGACTCTGTTGAAAGTTCCCAATCAAGACGTAGCTTCTTTGTTGTAAGAGAGATCTTGGAGAACTGTACGGCAGCATTTGTGCCAGTATCAGTAGCTTCTGAAGCAAGCTTCATAAGCTTCTCACCTACGCCAATACGATCAATCTCAGTCGTATCAGCTCGCATGCGAACTGTACGTGCTAATTTACCGACTACTGTTGCATCGAACATGTAATCGAGGAATCGTGCAGACTGCTCTGGATTTAGTAGACCACCTTTACCTTCGGATCCAACATGGATACCTTCGTCGGCGCCACCAGTTCCAGTCATGTTACCTGTAAGGGTTGCATTGTCAGCTGCTTTAGCTAATAGTTCATTACTCATTAGTTATTTTCACCTACCTTAATTTATCAATTCACTAACGGAACCGAGGAAAGTGCCGTTCCATTTTGATTTTTTTATTGTTACTTCCTGAGACCCGCCAAGGTCTGAGGACTTCTTAATTGCAGTCTCAGATTCGACTGCGTCTACTCTCTTTTCTACACCTGCAATAGTATTCTTAATTGATTCTACTGCGGTAGAGAGTGCTGTATGCTTTTCTGCTAATTCTGAAATTCGAGCATCTACGCCTTTGCTAAATGTTTCAACAGTTTCTTTAATTGCTGAAACTTGAGCTGCGTTTGCCTCAGAGGCCTTTTCCAAAGTCTCCGAGAAGAAGCCCTTAAGGTCGCCTAGCATTTTTGCAAAATCAGGTTCTACAACCTCTGTTGCTTCGGCTGCTGTTTCCAGAACTTCGGCAGAAGTGTTTTCTTCTGTTGGTACTACCTCTTCAGACTTTTCTACTTCAACCACTGGTGCAGCGACTTCTGCTTCAGCCTGAGCTGGAGCTTCTTGTCCTGGAACACGTAGTTTTTCAACAGTCTCTTCGGTAGCTGTTGTGGTTTCTAAATTTTCCACTTCATTACCTCCTTCTGCGTTTGCCTGTTTTGCAATTTTTACATCAGGCAACGTGTTTAATCTTGATTTGTATAAACCAAGAATCTTATCTATTTCTTTTGCTTTATTTGTATCATTTGATTCCACCCAACCAATAAGTTCTGTCTTCTTACCAGTAACTGGTGAAACATACTCAGACTCTGTTGACATAAATACAGAATCGCTATCTGCACAATAAAAAATATTTTCCATTTTTATGTCTGCTGCAATGCCTTTGAAAATCATTTGACCATTGACTTTTTCAATTGACAAAATGTTGCAGAGTTCATTTGCTGGAGAATCTACTATTGATAATTCAACAAGTGAGTAATCCTTAATAAAGCGAACAGATTCTCCTGTTGCTTTGTTCATTTCTGTTTCTGAATCTATAATTTTTCCGCCTATTGAAAATCCTTGTAATGTTCCATCTAATACTTTTTCCCAAGTATCCTGTGCGCCTTTTGAAATGTATGCATCTACATAAACACCATTGTAAAATTCTTTTGATTTTGGATCATAATATGTTTCTGGTCTAAAGGAAACAACTTTACCAACTGAGATTGGCTGATGCATTTCTCTTAAGTTGCCACGGAAATTTTCAAATGCTTTCATGCTTGCTTCCATCGTAACAACATCGCCAGTCTGGTCAAGGTTGTCTAATGTTGCGAACCCTGAGACTGTTCTTTTTTCTCTGTTGACCTTCGTAAAAGGAACTGATAAATTAATAACATTTCCTTCAGAAGACCAATGTGATTTTTCAATGGTCATATGTGTATATTATAGGCTTTTATATATCTAAAGGCAAATAACTAGTCGAGTAGGACTACTCAACTTGTCTGCCGTCGCCTTTTGCATTTCTGCCCTCTCCAGAATTATCTGGAGAATTTGCAGACCTATCCTGATCTCTTTCACGGCTTTGCATAGCCTGTGCCTTAATTTCAGCTGCTTGGGCTGCTAAATCAACTGGCTTGTCCCCACCTTCACGTGGCACAAGGCCCATTCTCAATCTGATTTCATTAGGGGTAATTACCTGGAATCGTAAATATCTTTCATCAATTTTAGACTGCGTATCTGCATCGGTTAGACTTAATTCATTAAATCTAATTTCTAAAGCGTCTGTCATTTCTTTAATAATTTTATTTAATTTCTTTTCTAAATTCTCTTGTGCTGGCCTACATACCTGTTCTTTAAATGTCTTATCAGCGTCTCTTGCTGCTGCTAAATTAATGCCAGCAGGTGTGCCAATTTTATTAATTGGGACCCTATGGGCCATTAATATTTCATCTCTATTTGATTGACGATAAACATTAAATGAAGACTCCTGGGTTCCCGCCTCAATTGGCTCCATTTTAAATTCAACTTTAGAGTCTGGCGAATCTGCTGGAAGGGGAATATAAAGAGATCTATGATTCTTCCCCCTCAATCCAACTTGGAAAAACTCCAAAAGCTTTCTTTCCGACTCCGATGAAAGCTTTGCCCCTTTAACAGTAATAATATATCTAGGTACTGCTTTGTTCTCGAAATAATCTAAGTTGTATTTTCCAGCAAATTCGTTACCAGCCATAGCGTTTTGTGCTGCTATAATATCTGGAATTCCGTAGTAGTTATTTTTTGGAGTATATTTTTTAAGGTGAATAATTTCATTGGGTCTATCAGTAGCGCCAGCAATTGGATTTGCAGTTTCTTGGTCTCCAAAATTACGGAAGAATACTGCTTTACCATAAAGTAATTGAACAAATCCATCTCTTAATCTTCTAACACGCATAGTTTTAGAAGGAATATGACCGATGTAGCCAATCTTTCCAGCGGTGGTTCTACCTACTTCTAAATAACCGTTTCCTGTTGCTTCTATATCTGTATAAAATTTAATTAGTGTTTCTTTAAAAGTCTCTTCTTCATTACAATCTTCAAGCCACTCGTGTAAATCTTGCTTAATTCTATTTAATTTTCTACGTGCTCTTTCTAGCTGCTTTTCATCTTCTATATCATCAAGCAAATCATTTGTTTTTTTAGTTTCTATAAAATCAAAACCTAGTCCAACAATATTTGCAACTTTAGCATTTATAGCAGCATAATTATATGGAGATATTTCATAAATTGTAGATAGATAATCTAAGTTGTATTCTGGCATTACTAAGTCGAATAAAGCGTACCCGCTTACTGCCTGCTGTATTAAAAGCTGCTGTGTCCCTGTCCCCTCTGTGCCTGTGAATTTTTTTTGTATATCTCTGCTAACTTTTCTTCTCATGGCGGGACTTAGTCCAGATAACTTTAGAACATCTTCTCCTTCTATGGAAAATGGGTCTTGATTATTATTGATTGATGGAGAATTAAATTTCATCCAGTCCGCTACATTTGATATTTGAATATCTTGGTCTGGAGTATCTTCTTCGTATTGAATCATTTGTTACCCAACTTTTTCATTTCGTCTTTATAAACTCCAATGTCTAGTTCGTCTGGGACTAGCCCTAGAGCAAGTCTTGTCTTTTGACGCTGGAATTCTTCATCATCTATTTGTCTGCTGCCTTCTAGAAACTTAGGCTTTCCTTCTTCAATGCCATAGCTTCTAACGGCTTGTGCAAGTAAATTTATTCTTGATCTATCTCCATACATTGACTGTATCGATAAAAAGTTCTGATCGTCATCTCCGATCCATCTTCCGTCTGGCATTTCCCACACGTATACACCAAGCCTGGTTTCACCAGTCTTTATTTTAGATCCAAGTTTTTTAATTTCCATAGGTTACTATTTTACCACTTTTAGAGTCTCAAGTCTAGGGTTTTGTCAAGCGCCATGACAAAACTATTGATTATTTGTCTTTTCCCATTCCAAATCGTATGCCTCTACGGAAGATTCTGTCAAAGTCATAGACGAATTAGATAGGTCAAATAGGATATATACATCTCCATATCTATATAAATTATAGTTAGTCAAAGCATCTAATGCATTAAATTGATATTCATATAATGCAATATTCTGGTATAGGCCTGAAGTGCCGCCGCCGATAGAAGAACCATTCATAATAATATCTCCCATAATTGGCTCCATAAATGTCAAAACGACATAATTTAGATCCCCTTCGGTCAATATATCCTTAATATTGTTTTCGCCTGTCTTAGTATAGTTATTTACATATATCTCTTCTATATTTGCCCTGGCTATATCCCCATTTGAATTCCAGGATAATAATGTAGTTCCAGCGAATATTATTGATCCCGCCTCAGAAAGGCTGTATGGGGTATAGAAGAACTCTATTGTGTTTATGTTATCTGCGGTAGTTATTTTAAAGCTAGAGCCTGTATTGGCCTTTAAACCGTTTCTAGAGTCTCTCTGTAGGATCTCTGAGCTGACCCGTCCCAAAATAAAAGACCCATCTTCTGGAGTAATATATGATGGTCCGTTGACGGCCATCTTTTTCATATTATTATAAAACTTAACAATTAAATAATTTAACCTAGGATTATATCTACTTGAATCTAATGTAGACATTGTGACTCTTATAAATAATCTTCTTTCTTCGCTAAAGTTGTCAGATTGATATTGCGGAATTTCATCTCCATTATTACATTGAATATACGTTATTCCGTCATCGCTAGTCTCTACAACTATCCCGTTATTCCCGTCCCATTCTATTTTAGACGAGTCCATAGTATTTCCTGGCAAAACGATTTCATCTTCTATCATTACTGTTTTTTCTTCAAGCGTATCTGTTTTTATAATAGATATAAATTGTTTTTCTGAATCAAAATATAAATCATCAGTTAAAAAAAGCTCCCATGCTTTATTAGATGGCCAGGCATATTGATAGGCTAGCTTGGAATTGTCATCATAAAGATTAAACCATTCTCCACCATTTGACTCAATTAATTGAGATGGTCTTATTGCTTTTGCGTCATTATAATGATTATTAATTTGATTTTGAGATAATGCATATCTATATACGGCAACACTATTTATAATAAAATACTGTCCTATTCCGCATGGACCTGTTTTAAAATTTACTGAATCTCTAGTAAATGGGTTGCTGTTTATTAATTTAGTAACTTCAAGAACATTATTTATGTAAAGAGATAGAGAAGAGCTTGTATATATTGCTACAACATGAAATGCTTTATCTGTATATGGTATCGTATATTCTATTTTTTGTGTATCTACTTGAAAGACTATATTGCCCTTGTAATAAAATAATCCTACTTCGTTACCCGTCGTTTTATCTGCAAATAAAGGTGTTAAAAATGATCCTGTTATTTTAGGTTTAAACCAAAGTTCTAGTGTAAAATCATTATCAGATGAATCTGATGTAGCAAATTTACTAGAAGTTGTTTGCCCAGAATAATCTTTATCAATTATATATTCTATATAATTTGAATCACCTATTTTAGCTGCTGTAGAATTTCCTTTTACTATAGGAACAATTCCACCTACTGGTCGATTAACGTATTTTCCATTATTTTTACATTCTGAGTTATCGTATGCAATATCTCCACCTAAGTTTGCATAAGATGCATATGCTGCTGCAACATCCGCATAAGTTGCATAAGTTAAAAGTAATTCAGCATATGTTAATGGCTTTGTTCCAGTTATTTGTTGATAACTGTCATAATTGTCTAAAATTTCTTGATAGTCTTCGTTTTGTGCAAGCAAGTCTATATATCCAGCGTCACTAGATGTTGTAAAATCATCAAGTGGATAATACGCTAGTGGGTAGTCACTTAATATTGTAGACCTATAAGACATTTCCTAGTGCCAATATTTGATTTTCTTTTTCTGCAATTTCATTTTCCATAATTGAAATTTTTTCCAAATCTGGATTAGACTTTGCTTTTTCTAATAATATATCTATCTCTAAAGTATACATTGCATATTCTATATTTCTTTTTGCATTTATCTTTATTTGATTTTTTTCATTATCATTTAGCTCATCGTATATTGGCATTTTTCTCCTTTATATTTTAGTTAGTTATTGGCCATGCTCCGCCAAGATTTTGCAATTCTGTCAAAAGAATTTCTTTTTGAGATTCTAAATCTGGTAAAACTTCTTCTAAAGAATACTTTTCTGAAAATTCTTCTGCATGATCTATATAAGAATCTATAGAACCTTGAATATTATTTAATTGGCTAATTAGATAATCTATTCTTATATTATCTAAATCTTGTTGTTCTTCTTTACTAATCATGTTACTCCTATACGTAAGTTGTCGATGATGGGTACCAGTCTGAATATGCAGAAGGTCCTGCGCTATTTCTAGCCCTAACTCTAGCTCTAGCATAGTTATTTGGAGATGCATATGGAGACGTTAATTGATATGGCGATGCAGATATTCCTGTTACAGAATATGGTCCAGCAGCAGATGTCCCAGTACTGCTTTGAGCTGTATAAAATTCTATTTCATAACTAGTTGCTGTAGGATCTCCCGTCCAGCTTACAGAACCACTTCCAGTTACACTTACTCCTGTAGGAGCAGCTGGTGCTGTAGATCCTCCTGGAGCTGTCCATGAAGTACTTTCTGTATCTGTATGTCCCGTAGAAGATGTAACAGTCAATGAAATACTATATGTAGTGCCTGGAGTGTGTGTTCCTATATATTTTTGTCTATCTGCATCTGCTGTTCCACTAAATGATGTTCCACCTATAGTTCCACCAGTTGCTGGGCTTACTGAAATAGAATAGGTGTCTTGATAATCTACTGTCCAGTTTACGTAGGTAAGTGTACTGCTATTTGTTATACTTAAACTACTAATAGTTGGAACTATTGGAGCAATTGTCCATTGTGCATAAAGATTTACGCTTGATGAAGGAGTATAAGATCCCCCAACATCAACTATTTTTGTTCCTCCAGATGTGCTATTCCACCAACCAGTACATACATAACCAGATCGGCTTGGGGTGGGTGCTGTTACAGAAGATCCAGCATTTACTGTACTTGAACTTGGATCTACAGTTCCTCCATTACCATTCCAATAAACTGTATATGTAATTATTTGCCATTGAGCATATAATGTTATTGAGGATGTTGGATAATATGCACTTCCTCCTCCTCCGACATAATTACCTCCAGATGATGCGTCATACCAACCTAAGAAAGAATAATTAGTTCTTGAAGGTGTTGGTAGGGTCAATCCTCCAGAATTTGTTCCAGATGATGATGTTGGAGAAACAGAACCACCATTTGCATTAAATGAAACTGTATATGATATTGCAGACCATTGAGCATATATGGTTGTAGTGGAAGGTGGCGTGTATGAATTTCCAGTTGTTCCTAGGTATGATCCTCCTGATGCTGCCGTATACCATCCATTAAAAGTATGGTAATTTCTTGTAGCAGAAGGCAATGAAACTGCAGAGCCAGCGGTTACTGTTGTTGAAGTAGAAGAATTTCCTAGTACGATTCCGCCGTTTCCATTATATGTAAGTGTATATGTTGAAGCAACTATTGTTATTCCATTACTTGAATTAGCAGAAAGCGTTCCTCTATTATTAACAGCTGTTACGGTACAAGTTATTGAATTTCCTATATCTGCTACCACAGTAGTATATGTTGAAGATGTAGCTCCAGATATATTAGATCCAGCTCTTTTCCATTGATAAGTATATGATGTTGGAGCATATGCTAAATTAGTATTCCAGGATCCATTTGTTACAGATAATGTTTGGCCTTGTGTTGTAGATCCAGATACTGTTGGAGATGCAGTATTAATAGGATATTCTGGATACCATTGCTTCCATAAAGAACCATTCCATATCCAGCCTTTTGTTGCGTTTTTCCATGCAGTGCCGTTATAAAGTTTTAATCCATTTATATTTTTCCAATTAGCTCCGTCATGAATTTTTGTAACCATGATTAAGCCTCGTGATGAATATAAATGTCGCCTGCTGCAGTTGCTGTTGGATTAGTTCCAGTTGAGTTATAAAATATTTTATTTGCTGTTGATGTTTGTCCGTTACCATAAGTTAAAGATGATCCAGAAGCTCCCGTTGCACCTGTTGCTCCTACAGGGCCTGTAGGTCCTGTGGCACCAGATGGACCTGTTGCGCCTGTTGCACCAGCTGGTCCTGTAGCACCCGTTGCACCTGTTAATCCAGTATCTCCTTTATCTCCAGTTCTTGCAAATGTGATAATTACATCATCATTATTGCTAAAAGTGGCAGCATTTCCAGATACATATGAGCCAGATACTGTAAACCATCCTGTATTATCAGATAATCCAGATATAGTAAATAGTGCAAAAACAGCATCATTATTCTTCTTTGATATTCTAAAATGACCTTTTATTGTAGATGTAGAGTCATCAATTGTATTTAAAAATGATGATATATTAGTCGACTCATCATTTGATGCGTCAATATACATAGCTGTTGCACTTGAAACTATTGCATTATTGAATCTTATAAAACCTATTCCTGGGTCTGCCGCCGTAATAGTTGTACTGTATGTGTAATCAAAAGTAGCTCCACCAAAGTTACCTGCTGGTCCTGTTGCACCTGTTGCACCTGTAGGGCCTGTTGCTCCTGTTGCTCCAACTCCTGTAGGTCCTGTTGCACCTGTTGCACCT